GTCACCCTTTAATTCTGTATCTGTTTTAAATGCAGAGATTTCGTCTAACACTATTGTTAAAACTTCGTAACCTTCCCAGCCTTCACTTTCTGAGTGACCGGAGAATAGTCTTACAGGTCTAGAAAAGAAAAATATTTCTGACACTCTGGGTTCAAATCCAACGCTATTAAAATACGGAGAGCCAAGTAATAGATTCTTTAAAGGTTCGAAAAAAACTCTTTGAGCCTGCTGTGCGTTTACGGCAAGATTCAATAGGTCAACATACACCCCATTTGCTTTACCATAGTAACTGAGAGGATCACGCAAACAATGTAGCAAATATGCCGTGTATGCGATTGAAATTCTGCTACAATGGTCCTTCCCGGAACCTTTACCTAACATACAAATTACTTCATTATCTGTATATTTCTTATAGTATTCGAGACCATCATGTTCACCCATAAGCTTTTGCAAAGTAGGCAGTTTAAAGATTTGCGTACTATGTCTTACTATTTCAAGCTGTATGGGAGACAATGGCGGAAGACCAAGATATTTCTTTTCTTGTACGAATGTTTCAATTGGTACAGGTTGTTCCATCAATTCATCTTGCCTAAGCAATCTATCAAAATCTGCAAATTCCAAATTTATTCCAAGATATTCAGACATAATTATTTCACCAAATATACCATAAAGGCAGCAAAACCAGTTCTCAAATTCTGGTACTTTGTCATAAAGGCATCAAAACCCGTTCTCAAATTCTGAGCAAGGGTATAAAGGCAGTAAAACCCGTTCTCAAATTCTGACATAAAGGCTTCAATTCTAGCTCTCAAATTCTGGCTCCTCATGCTCCACCACTTCTTGACTATCACCGGACAGATCGACACTTTCTCCCGACATAATCTCAAAGGCTATTTCTAATTCCCTTCTAACTTCCTCTGCAATTGATGGATGCTTCGCAATAACATCTCTAAGGATTTTAGAAAGAATCTGATTGACATTCTCTGCTTTTTGCATTCTTGCAATATATTCGCCATCGGCTTGATTTCCACCGAGCAATTTATGCAACTGTGCTTTTTTAGATGCGATCTCCCCAGCTAATTTAATCGCCTGTATTCTTGCAGCGACCATTCCATTGTCAGTTGCAATATTAATAGTTTCCCAAGCCTCTTTGCTTAACTGATCAAACTCCTGCAATGCTTTAACTGTATTGAATTGAACTCTTTCAAGAAAATATGGATCATCCTCAACAGTTTTATTTAATATTCTTTTGTATTCATCAATATAATCTTTTACTTCATTAATTTTAAGAGCCATTAAAGCAGAAATTTCTCTATTGCTATATCCCTTAACATGAAGCAATCCGACCTGCTCCACATCTTTAATTTTATCTATTAAACTTTTTTGCTTAACTTGTTCGATATCTGACATAATCTTTCCTTATATTCAATACTGACCTTTTCCCAGGTAAAATTTTTGTGAACGTACTTAGCGCCATCAAAAGTATTCAATGCAACTTCATCATAGTTGTTTACAACATATAACATTTTATCACATAAATCATCGAAATCTGGCTCAGCCCACTCTCCGCACCCCTCATATATTCCAGTCATATTTTTACTTCCCCATTTAAACCCTAATGGTACGGATAGGTGTGCAAACTCAGTACATGCCGTAGCGTTAGTACATATTGTAGGTATACCTAATGCTATGCCCTGAACCGGCAGCAGCCCCCAGCCCTCTCCGCTAGTTGGATAAAGAACACAATCTGATCTTTTATATATGGATGCAAGATCAGATTCACTAACTTGCCAATCAATAACCTCTATCCTTGGATGCTCGCTTAACATCATTTTCATTTCCAGAGTGTCATTATAAATCCTTGCATCTGGCGGTCCATTTGATTTATATATAAGCTTAAACCTTTCATCATGACCAAATAACTTTAGAAAAGCATTCACTGCGATCTGAGAATTCTTCCTGGTGGATGGGGAACCAATGCAAAGAAAAGTAAATGGCTCCCGTGCAAGCTTCCTAGGCATATCCGGAAGTGTATAGATTTGATCATTTATCCCCAATTTAAAGTCATATACAGGTATTTGCACACCAGAGTTTATAAATACTTCTCTAGCCCATCTAGATGTTGTCCAAACCTCATCTGCGCTATTTAATGCATCTAGCCATTGATAAGGAATCCTAGATGTCTCCCAGTATGTGAAGCAAACATTGTAGCCATTTTTTTTATTAAACAGAATTGGCAATGCATTATGGATATAAATGTCAGCATCTTTTTCAGATTTTTCATACAATATTCCAATACCCATGCTAGCTAATTTGCCAACCTCAGCCGAATCCTCTTCGACCGGGCTGGTTGCATTGTGCTCAATAATAGAAAAATCTTTTTTAAGATTATTTTTTAAATACCCAGCTGCATCTGAGTATCCTTCTGATTTATTGGGTACTATCGCTGTTGTCCACTGTATTTTCATCTATGTTAAATCCAATTACACCACCAGCAGCTGCAGCTTCTTCTTTAAGCCTTGGCAGTGGCAAACCATGCACCTTCGTGTACTCAACTCTGTAGTTGTACCATCCCTGAACGGCTCTCCACATTTTGTCATCTGTGTTTTTAGCCAATTCTTCTAATTCCTCTGTTGAAATTAAAAAGCTAAGAACACCTAATGGCATATAAACAACTACATCGTAATTTGAATCTTTATCTTTAGCGTACTTCTTCATTAAAAATTGAAATTGCCTAACAAGATCTTCAACTGGCTCACCGGCGTAAAAATCTATATTGCCATAAGCATTCCTAATTCGTGGACAGTAATCATCAACACCGGCTATTGTTCCAAAACTTCTACACACCATTGGTCTATATCCATAAATAGAGCAACCATTTTTATAGAATGCACACCATCTCTCTGTCTCACCGCCAAACTCCCAACTAGTGTCATTCATTGCCTCCTTTAGAGAAGATACAACGCTATCAAACCACTCTTTTGCAAATTGCTCGCCTTTATTTTCTAGGTGAAGATAGTATTGTTTATTTAAATTGTATGCAATATTCGCACACTCAGCCATATGAATGGTGATGCCAATTTTACAACATTTGCCAGAGCCAAGACATTTGTATTGAGTTTCATTTTGCTTTGCTTCAAGAACACGAACTTGATTGTACAACATATCAAGTTCACCAAAAATTGCAATATCAGTTAATGCCACTTTTCTCTGCATTATCTTCTTTTAAGACCTTTCTTTTTTTGTTGTATTTCTTTTCTTTTCTGCCGCTTTCTCTGCTCTACTTGCTTTTGCATTGGAGATTGCGGTCTACGCTTAGCTGTAGATGCAAGATTTCGACCCTTGCCTCTAAATCTAAGGAGATCGTATTTTTCACACCAGTTATACAAGCCCTGTGGTGTTATTTCCATGTTATAAGTTTGCTTTAAAAGTTTTACAATGTCAGTAAGATTCATTCTCTTACGAACATAATGCTCATAAAGCCAGCTTTTATCTTTGTACGGTTCTAGTGCCATCTTTCCTCAACATTAAATAATACCATAGACCAATACCGATTGCGTCAACAATATCATCATCTTTCAAGTCATCATCAAGCATTTCAAAATAACCAGTGATGATATCTCTAACCCTATCTTTCCTTTCTTTTTTTCGACTTGCTTCTGTTAGCAAATATTCTTTATCGTCTTTAGAAAGATTTTTATAGCCTACTCCACGCTTCCATATCATTGGATTTATATCTATAACTTTTGAGCAATAACCCTGAGCAATACCCCATGAGTAACCTATGATGTAAGAAATCACCCTGCTGGTTTGAAAATTTTGAATATATACTGATTGCTCTATTACGCAATGATTTGGCTTGTACTCTTTACATATCTCAGCCAACCCATCATTTATTGCTTGAAATTTAATATGCATTTCCGGGGACTTGGGGAATTTTATTTTTCCGCATTTTATCAATCGAGGTTGTTTTAATCCGATCTCTATAACAGCCCAACCAAGAGAGTGTGATGATGGATCAATTGAAAGAACTTTTGTAAAGTTAGTATTAGCAATAGATTTAATACTCACATTTTTTCTCTTCGGAGCTTTGCTTCGTCCCAGCCCCAACTTACTAGTCTTTGTATTAGCCTTTCGTCTTTGCACCTTTCGCATATATCTTCCTTGTTATACCTAGAAAGTATCGTTGTACAATTTTCAGTTGAACAAGTTCTCTTCTTACCTTTATTACGTTTTTTTTCGTAATAATTGGCTAGTAGCTTTTTATTAGTAACTATCCTTCTACATTCTGCAGAACAATATATACTGTTGTAGACTTTTGCTTCAAACTTTTTCTTACACTCGTTGTTTTTGCAAACTCTAGAAACACCACTACTCACTATCTCCCCAGCATAAAGCAGCCAAATCACAAGACGAGCAATTCTTAGATGTCCTCTTGTATGGTCTGTCTGGAATACTTTGTCTCACAAAGTTTCCATAATACTCTCTGTACTTTTTGAATAATTTATTTATAAAATCCTGATCTTTTTCTATATAAATTGGAAGTATCTCTTGATTGTTTTTGTTTTCATAAATAACGAAACCACCATCAAGGTCAAGACATTGCATGTATATCTGCGCTTGGCGATAGTGTTCATCTTTTGGTTTTTTGTAAATTTGTCTATAATGGAATCCTTCGGAGCTAATAGACTTTAACTCTATTAACTTATCTCCGTACCAATTAATGATACCATCTGCTGTGCCCTCAATTGGCGGATCAGCATAAGTAACTGGTATTTCTTCATCTACAAGAATACCCATATCTCTAAAGTAATTGTACAAACGACTATGAACAGCATGACCATTATCAAATATTCTAAGCGTTTGTGGACTAAAATCGGGTGTTACCTCTACTCCTTCAAATAAATAATACCAATATCTTGAGCATTGATTTGTATAACTAGGATGGAATCCACTGACCTTTTTATAGGTAGTCGCATTCTTTTTAAGCAGTTGCTCATCTATTGCTTTATTTAAAGTCTGCTCTAAATCAGCTGGCGACTGGGATTGAACAATCACTGTCTCTTTTGGTTTTCTCAACTGTTTTAATGATTTCATTGGTTATAACCGCCCTTTCCGGCAATTTTTAGTGCATTTATATTTTCTGTTAGAGCCTCGTACATTGTTTTCCAAATATCATTAACAAACTTATCTTGATCACTCATAATCGCAGATTTTCTCTTGAAAGCCTGTGATTTAACAATCATTAGCGTTCTATAGGCGGCAAGAATATTTGCATACTTTATAGCCTGAGTACCAAGATAGTGATCTGGATTTTCAATAATATCCTGCACGACCCGGATGCATTCTATGAACTCTTCTGATTTATCCCCCATCTGTTCGGCAATGATGTCTTTATTAATAATGATATCTGGCATCAGATACCCTTTCTAATTTGAATTCCGATCGACCATCTTAGCACATAGAAACCAAAATATATTCCGTCATCCCAATTGAAATGAACACCAATTGCTGCCCAGGATGAAAGCTTGTCGGCGTATATAGATACTCTATTCATATTCGCTTCCTTTTATTAAATCTTTAAAAACTTCCCAATCTATTATTGCAACTTTTGTTTCCGAATCATCACCCATAACCACTGATATGCATGGATATTTGTAATTATTATTCCAAGCATCTTTACTAAATTTCTTCCAAAATTTTTGAGTCAAAGTAAAACTTTTACCATTATGTTTGTAATCTAACAAAAATTTATTCATTGTCGCATCACCTTTTCTAAAACCCCTTCCTGAATTCTTAACGGTTCTTGCGCCATCTCTTTTTGCTTCTTCCTTCTCAGTTCTTTTCATTAAACGCCCTTATCTCATCGTCTGTTGCTTTTCTAAAAGATTTATTATACACCAAGCTGTCAGCAACTTTCTTATCAATCTCTCTAATTCTATTTTCTGAATCAAACATAGATCCATCTGGGGCTATATAGCGGTTGTTGCCTTTAAAGTAGATGAAGTCTTTTACAACAACATACTTTTTGATGGGATTAAATTTTTTTATGCCGACTCTTTTTATGAGAGCATTAAGAACCTTATCTGTTTTATTTTTCCAATCATACTCTTCAATGACAAGAGGAGCTTGATCATAAAAAAACTTTTTTTGCGCATCAATATCGTCGTATACTTTTTTAATAAGCGAAACAAGCGAATCAAAATCTGGAAGCACAACTTCGCCTTCAAAATACCCGGTATGTTGAGTTTTACCCATGGTTGAATCAATAATATTTGAGTTGAAAAATCTTTCATAATCACACCAAACCCCTGTTGATATCACAGGCATACCTGTAGCCATTGCCTGAAGTGGTATTAGACCAAATCCTTCGCCCTCACTTGGGTACAAAAGAACATCGTGATCCTGATAAAGCTTTACCATCTCTTCAGTGCTTAATGTTTTATACAGTTTTACAACATTAGATTTTCCACCAGAATCGCCTTCATGAGAATGATATTTTAATGTTAATTGAACATCATTTCTGTCTCCAAAAATAGTAGTAAAAGCTTTTTCTACAAGGTCAGCTCGTTTTCTTGGACTGCCTGAATCAACATGAAGAAATCTGACAACGCCTGTATCTTTTCTTTTGTATGGTTGCCAAATCTTATCTAAACCCAATTCAAAAATATACACAGGTGTTTCAATGCCGGAATTCTTAATTGCATCTACAGAAAATTTATTACCGACCCAAATTTCATCAACTTGCTTCATCGCCTCAATCCAATGAGACCAAACGCGGGTTGCCTCAAGGTATGTTCCATAGATTTTATACTGGTGATCATGGAACTTTTGGAATTCAGGGGAACGAAAACTTGTCATCGTTTTGAAGTTATACCACTCAGGCTCCATGTAGAACATTTGAATTGGAGAAGCCTTGTCGTTTTTAACGACATTCATTTTTTCGTTGCGATACTTAAACTTATTAAAGTTTTCAATCGTTTTATGGTATCCATATGAATACCCAAATATACCGTTGGCATCAATAATGTGCTGATCAGTATGAATTGAAAATAGCATTAACGATTATCGCCATCTCCATGAATTGCATTTCTATTATTGCGATCTTCAAGTTTCTGAAGATTTCTGATTGCAACTTCATTAAATGAAATGTTTAGTTCGGTAGCGAGCATGGCACAATACCATAAGACATCACCAATCTCATCTACCACCTGCTGTTTTCTATCAAATGTTAATTCCATATTATCATCACGGATCATCTTCTTGATTTTGCCAGCAACTTCTCCAGCTTCTGAAGCCAATCCAAGAGCAGTATAAATAACCCCAATGGTGGGGTTCTGAGGATACTTTGCAGTTTTACACGCCCTAAATTGATAATTAGAAAAATCCATTTCATTCTCCATTTAGAATCACCTTCTCAATCCCTTTTCTTTGCTTATCAGTCAAGTCAATTGAACCAAGACCATTCCATTTACTATCTTCATAAGTATACCATGCGCCTTTTCTTTCAATCACATTCATCTCAACGGCAATGTCAATGAGTTCCCGATTAATATCAATTTTACCTTCCTGGGGGAGAACATAATAGTAACCAGTAGTGCCAATACTTGGAAGCTGTTTTGTTTTCTCAATTGTCCAAGTAGCACGTTGGCTGGTAATAAGATTAGTCTCGTCCCTCTCCATCTCACTCTTTGACATTGATAAGAAAAGTTTAACAATATTATGCATATTATGATGAACAGTATTCCCCATCTTTGCTTTTGTAACTGCAAACATTCCGCTAAGATCAACCGTTTGATGAGCTACAAAGAGCATTATATTTCTTTCCTTGTGCAAATAATTGACTAGCTTTTGCAATAGGAATCCTTGCGATCTTGACTGCAAGCCCATTGCCTTGCCGCCCTCCGGCTTGTCATAGAATTCTTCTTTAATAATGTTAGACAAGCTATCGAAGAGAAAGATGTGCTTCTCCTCTTGATGGTTGAGATATTGATGAATATTTTTCAATATCTCTTCAACAATTGTAGATTGAATAACAACAATGTCATCAACATCAATACCACATTTAATTGCATACTCATCATTATAAGACGATTCTGAATCAATAATAACTGGTCGATATCCCATGCGCTGAGCTTCGGCAAGAATTCTAAAGCACATTGTGGTTTTACCAACTGATGGAGTACCCCAGAATAAATGAGTTGCTCCTGTATTTAACCCCCCACCAAGCGCCCGGTTTAATCCAATGCTAGGTGTTGGAATAATCTGATGCACCGGCATCAGATCTCCTTTTCTTTTATCTACTATTAACATATTTCTCCTTTATTGTAATGATCTGTTTAGTATTCTTGATTTAATAATTGTTGTTGAGATAGCATCTGTATACGGGATAAACATCACACCAATATTATGCTCGTCAAGCCATTCTTGAGTGAATCCCATTTGTTTGTAATAATCTTTAGTTTGCCAGTCGGAACCAACAATTACAAGATTAGCTTTCGCCTCTATAATAGCAGGTCGAGAATCAGCACCGCCCGAATTTACAATTACTTTATCCACCCATTTACAAGAAGAAACAACTTCCATTCTTTCAGCTAGACTGCAAATTGGAGGTTCTTTGTATTGAGAGCAGAATTCATCTGTATTAACCGAAACGACTAAATAGCCATTATCGCCAACTGCTTTTTTGCATCTCTCCAACAATCTTGAATGACCAAAATGAAATAAATCAAATGTACCACCTGTATACACAACCATCTTATCTCCAGTGAACTTATCTCCAGTGAAATGACCGGAATGAAATAGATCAAATGTGCCACCTGTAGAGACAATCATTTTGCCTCCAACGAGGCGCTAACAAAATTCCATTTATTAGCGTTGTAAAAAGTAAATCTCTCAACACCGTTAGCATCAGCTAATGCATCTGAATATTCAAACATAACTTGATCAAACGCTCTAAATTCAAACTGATTAGTGTCATTGACTAAAACTGTTGGGAAAATTGGAATACTAACTGTCTTGCAATTAAGACCAGCCCAAGCTAACACATTCCTAGAATCCAAGTGTTTTACTCCTGTTCTAAAGTCCATAACATCCCTTCTCCACACATTCATACTTGCTAATGTTGCAGCAATTAAAAATGATTTGTCATTAAGTTTAGTTATTAACTCAGACATTGCGCCAGAAAATGCAGGTATTACTTCACCAGAATATGGTGCAAATTGCATTATACGATCTGTTCCATCAAGCATTGATAAAATAATATCCAAAGCCCCAGGTAGGATAACATCATCATCTCCAATAACCCATACATATTCTCCATCACCGGCTGTGATTCCATATAAACAATTCCCATCGCAGCCAATATTTTGCTTTCTAATTGAATATTCAGATATATATTTTTCATATTTATAAACTATATTTTTTGCAAATCCGTCTTGATCATTGTCAGAAACAATAATCTCAACATGGTCATTATATTGTGATGTAATGCTGTTTAAGCAAGCATCAAGTGATTCTCTTCTATATGTCGGAATGTATATAGTTAACTTCACTTTGTAGCTCCTTTATTTGTTTTCTAGTGATGTAATCTTCCATAGTAATTAGTTTATCAGCGGAATCAAGCTTGAAAGAGTCAAGTCGATTAAGAGTTTCCTTATCTTCAATCCTTGATAGTCTTGCTGCATACCATTCACCCTCTTTGAGAAGATTTTTTACTTTCTTATACACTGCAGAGAATATAACTACTTTAAAGAATTGCTTCCCATCCCAGCAGTAAACGCTTGCCATTTCTTTACCTGTTGATGTTTTAAAACTTCTAATGTTGAAGACATACATCATTGTCTTTGGATCACTTATAAATCCAATATCATGCTTGTAAACCCATGAGTATTTATGATCTGTTCCTAATTTCTTCATCATCATAATGTTGTAGAGCTTTGAATCTTGCGCTTGATAAACATCGCAATATGCATGAAGCGTTCTATCACCAATGAGCGCATAAACATAATCACGTTGTGCCAATTCAGTATTTCTCTCACCAAAAACGGTACAAGAGCCGGAGTGATCTTCAAACTCTACACGCAAATAATTCTGTGCTTTCTTTGTGGATCTAACTACGGCTTTAATGAGAGTTAGACTCGATGCTGTCTCATGAAAATCGGCAGCATTTTCTACAAATTCATCTATCTCTGTCTTGAATTCACTTGCTTTAATTGGGAAACCAAGAATTGGTAGATAGTATCTTGGATGGTCAAACTGAGAAATATGACCGATTGACTCAAATGCACCAACTTTGTCTAAGTTCTCCCTCAACGGAGCCTTAACTGCACTCTTAGAGCACTTATTATTGAATTCTTCAAAAGAATTAAATGGTCTCTTCCCAAATATTTCATTTATTGCACTTGCACCACAACCGGTAACATTGGTAAGACCAAATCTAATACCTTCATCCTCACCAGGAAGCGACATCGAGAAGAACTCTTGCGACTTATTGATATCTGGTGGATAGATTTTAAGCCCTAACCTCTGAGCTTCCATTAGATAGGCTGTAATCTTGTCTGTTGCAGACTCGTTATACAGCAGAGCCCACATAAACTCAAGTGGATAATTAACTTTTAACCACATTGTTTGATAAGACATAAGTGAGTAAGCAACAGCGTGGGATTTATTAAACATATACAACGCTGAAAGTTCAAATTCTGACCAAATCTTTTCGGATTGCGCCTCAGTAAGATATTTATTGTTAATAAACTTGTCTTTAAACTTATCAAATTCGGCAACATCACGCTTTTTACCGATAATCTTGCGCAAAGAGTCGGCTTCAGACCATGTGAAATCAGCCAACAGCACCGCCATTTGCATCAATTGCTCTTGGAAAATAACTGTGCCATATGTCTCTTCTAAGATCGACTGAACCACCTCATGGGCATACTTTGGATTTGCTTCACCCTTTTTGCAGTCAATATATCTCTGTCCTTGTGACAACAAAGCTCCCGGTCTTACTAGAGCGTTTGATACCACAAGATCGTTAAAGTTATCAATACCCATTCTTTCAATAAGATTGCGGTATGCTGCAGCGTCTGTTTGGAAGATGCCCACTGTGTTGATATTATTAAAGTTCTCGTACACCTTGTGGTCATCCAACCCCAGTGAAAGAGCCTCCACATCCTTGCCATAACGCTTTCTAATCATTTCTAAAGCGTCTTTAATGACAGATACGGTCTTGAGACCCAAAACGTCTATTTTTATAAGCCCAACGGCTTCTGCATCCTCCATTGCAAACGCTGTAACTGCGCTTCTTTCTCCACCCTGTGAGTCCTTTCTGGATTCCACCGGACAGACTTCTGTTAGCGGAACCGAAGATACGACCATTCCTGCAGCATGTACCCCTGCGGTTCGTACACGCTCTTGTAGGCGTTCTGCCAATATCGGCACATCGGGGTATTTGCGAACAAATATCTTGCCCTTTTCTGTACTCTTTAATTCATCAATTGTTTCAAAGTATGGAGTGATATTATTGATCTCTGCATATGGTACCTGCAAAATTCGGGCAACATCTTTCACCGCACTCTTTGGCTTAAATGTACCATAAATCGAAATCGCCGCTACTTTATCTTCACCCCAGCGTGTGGCAAGATAATTTTTCACTTCATCTCTGCGTTTATCTTCAAAGTCCAGGTCAATGTCGGGATAGTCGTTTCTTTCGGGATTGATAAACCGTGAAAACAACAGCTTGTATTGAAGCGGGTCCACCTTTGTAATATCAAGCAGATACGCCAGCAAACTTCCACCCACAGAGCCTCGCCCGGTGCCTCGCCCGATGCCATTTGTATCCGCCCATTTTACCAAGTCCCATACAATCAAGAAATAATCCGCAAAGCCGAGCTGTTGAATAATTGCCAATTCTTCATACAGACGAGCCTTATATTCATCTCCAAGATTCAATTCCTTGAGCCGAAATTCCGCCATCTCTTTCAGATAATCATCGGAGTTGAGCGACTTCATATACTTGGGCAACAGATTCTTTCTCTTCTCCAGTTTTGCCGTACACTTTTGCGCTACTTCAACGGTATTTTCCAGAATATCTGTTCTGTCATAACCGGCATCTTTAAACCACGATGCCACTTCTGTTGCATCTGCCAAGTATGGATTGATTTCATCAAAGCGCAATGACCTGTTAGGATACATATTGTTGATTTTCGCCACCATGTCAAGGCTGGGATTATGTAAACAGTCGGCATGTTCTTTGGCGTGTCTTTGGTCTGCTGCCCCAAGGCTTGGGTATTGGGAGATCATAAGAAGTATTTCTTCACACCCCTTATCTTTACGAGAAGGGAAGTGGCAATCTGCTGTTGCTACTACCTTGCGCCCATATGTTTGGGCAAGGCTTATAAGACCATCATTTAATTCCTTTGGATTCCAAGCTTGAACCTCATAATAGAAATCATCTTTAAAGATCTTAATAAAGCGTTCTGATAATTCTTGGGCTCTATTTGTATCACCCGCCATTATTGATTTAGATATCGCACTAGCCATACAACCGGAAAGTGCGATGACATCATTATCAACTAATTGCTCAAGAAGGTCAAAGTCTATTCTTGGTTTATAATAAAAGTTTTTGACCCAAGCCTTTTCATTAATCTTAAAAAGCTTCTTCAAGCCCTCATTGTTTTTAGCAAGAAGAATTAAATGGAATCTTTCGCTGGTGTCTTCTGAGTCTTGCGGCACCGATGGAACAAAGTATGCCTCAATGCCAAATAATGGCTTGACATTGTGCTTACTGCAGGAATCTTGAAACTTTAAAACACCGCCCATTGTGCCGTGATCAGTTATAGCTGCTGCAATTTGACCATTTATGCTTGTTATCTTGGCGATCTCATCTGGCGTTGACATCCCATCAAGCAATGAGTATTCAGAATGGCAGTGAAGGTGGACAAAATCTGTCACTTTTACTCCTGTGTTGGTAGCGGCTCAATATCGTATAAGGTGTCTATTGTATCGTATTTCCCCCAGAATTCCTGGTTATACCACTGTTTTCTGAGATAACATTTAATCCCTGCTGACTGAAGCACTGCTATTTCTGCCGGATTATCTTCTACGACAAAAATTGGATTAATATTTTTTATAATGTTAATTTTCTCTCCAAAATTAGAGAAAAGTGGAACTTGCGAATTGATATTCCATTTTTCCAACCAAGGTAAAGTTTGCTCAACTGCATTCACTTGTTTTCTTGCTGTAACAATATAAATATTGTACCCAATACTAAACCAGTGATTTACTTGATACCAAGCATCTTCATATGGTTTCATATTTGCCCAAAACAATGGATCATTAAATATCTCCAATGCTTTTTTATCATTAGTATTAGATATCAACCATTTGCCATATTCCATTTCTTCAATTGGCACACCACGACTATTAAGCAACTGATACATTGAGGCATCAATATTTGCTATTACACCGTCTAAATCTAATACAATAGATTCATTTATTTTTTTCATTTCACCTCTTTTGCTGGGGAGGATGGATTTGCACCACCATCTCTAATTTATGGATAACTAGCGCTTTGCTTAAGCTACCCCCCACTTATTCTTACCAATTATCTTTTAGTTCACCGGTAGTTAAGAACACTTGTTGCTTTTCATATGGCAACTTCATATACACATTGTCCAATTGATGCATTGGCAAATCTGTAATCGCCTTTGGCTCTGGAGATACATCCAGCGGGATAAGTGAGTAGTTTGTATCGGCAGCAGTAGAACCTGTGCGTGAATACTTGTAATACCTATCGGTAACAGTGCTAAATTCCTTGGCATACTCGATAAGTGTTAAACCAACATGACGCTGATTAAAAGTTGTATCGAGCACCCTTGGCTCCCAAACACCTGGCTCTGTCTCAACTGCAATATTGATCAACAGATGCGGCTTTGGTCTCCAAGCCTTATCAACCACAGCCTGCTCACTAGCCCAGCATCTGTAATTGAATTCTTGTAACGAAGATGTTGAAGCGACTCTCCACTTCCAATTGATTGGTGAAGTCACTACCGGAACAGTAATTCCTGTACCAGTATCTTCTGAATAGTTTTTTGAGTCTTCCGTCAGCTCTTGTCTGAATCTGATACGGAATGACTGCCCTGCTTGAACAGTGAAGAACCGTTTTGGACCGTTCTTTCCACCTGTTGGTGTTACTGCCTTTTCAAGGTCTTTTAATGTTTTAACTGATGTAAATGTCATATTTTCTCCTATATAATTTGATTTTTGTTGTTTATTGCTTGCTGTATTTCATTACTACTCATTTCACCTGGATCTTTCAATCCAGAAGGAATGCTTGCGAACGAGAGATTTTTCCCTCGACACATCTCTATAATACCACGCCGCATTGCGATTCCAGCGTCATCGTTATCAGAAAATATAATTATATTATCAAAGAACTTTCTGATCATCTTGACTTGTTTTTCTGAAATAGCAGCGCCGAGCGTAGCAATAACATTTGGAAAACCAGCTTGATGTACAAACATACAATCCACACTACCTTCAACAATTATACATGTTGGGTGTTGTTTTGCATTTTGTACATTAAACAAATTATCCGCTCTTTTAAATCCTTTATTATACAAATATCTTGGTTCCTGATGTGATTCAATAGCTCTACCTATAAAGCCTGTCAATTTATAATTTTGGGCTCTGACTGGTATCACAACTCTATTCTTCTCATTTGAGAAACCAACTTCAAAATACTGAAGTGTTTGCAATGACAATCCACGCTCAACAAGTGTTGATATTTTTGCAACATCTTCTTGATTATCATAGTTAATTAAAATATTATCAAGCACAAGCTCGTCAACATTTTCTTTTACATATTTGTAGCTATTCAATTGTTTTTCAATAGACACCTTGTCTAATGCAAAATCTTTGCCATACGACTTACCTGTAAGATGAAAGTATAATTGTCTAAAATTACCCTTCTTCCCACATGAAGGATTAAAGCATTGCCACAATCCTGTCTTGGTATTTATATACATAGCCGCACTATGAACATTTTTGTGGAAAGGGCAAAATACGTTTAACTCTTGACCATTAACAGCCTGAACAGGAACTGAGTATTTGGCAAATAGATCGTATATCTCTTCCTCTAATTGTTTAGACGTAAATTTTGAATTTGTAGACATCACGCTTCGCATCATAATCCGTCATTAAACTAGTCTTTCCAAACTTCCCTTTTTTCTTTCTTGCCTCATCTTCCATCCAAGGTCTCAATCTAGACAGTGTTTCAATGTCTACGACCTCGCCGGAAACGATAACTTTGTTTATTTTTTTACTCATTAAATATCCCACTCCTCTGACCATTTACCTGTTTCTAAATTCCATCTAAGATAGAAGCCGAAGTGTGAAGCTCGCCTTACTTTCCTAGACACCACTTGAAATAAGTCTGACGACATCTCTCGATGTATAGCCAGCACCAAATCAGCATCATATGCCAATTGCTTACTCCAAGCGACTTCCTCAAGCTCCGGTGGTCTTTCCGAATGACCATCAGCCATTGTTACTGCTGCAACATCTATTATAGGAACACCATTCTTAACAGCTATTCTTTTAAAAGCTTTAGAAAGATTCTTAGCCTTTTCTGTTTCTGTTTTAGAACCTGATGCATCATCAAATAAGCCATTCC